CAGCTACAGCATTGATTTTAACTAATGAATGCAGTGGTGTGCCATCTTGGTTCTTAGCAGCAACAGTATCAAAGATAAGCTCTTGCTCAGATGTCCAAGTATATGAGTGTTTAATCATAATGTGTCATCTAAGATGTACTTACCTCTATTTAGTTTATCACGAGTATCCTTAGTGGATTCCCCGAGGAATTCTGAACGGTATTTAGAGGTAGTGTTTGAATAGTCCCACTTAGGGCCCAGGATTAGTGGGCCTTTATTTGGACTAAAACAGATTATTGAATTGTAGCTTTGAAAGATAGTTCCTTCGTTGCATTGGATTATGAACTGATTAGGGACCTCTCTACCTGACTTGGACATCATGTTAGAGACTCTGATCCCTTTTAGGCTGAGAGGTAACATATCAGTTACTTAGCAGCGAATAAGTTCTTAGCTGGTACGACTACTTGAGGTGCAACACCTTTGGGGGCTTCTTTACCAGCTTTACGAGCCTCTTCTTGTGCTTTTCGCATAGGAGCAACTTTCTCAGCTGTTAAGTTGTCTTTGTAAGTGATATCGTTCTCATATGCACGATCTTTCTCAAGTTGAACACCAATAGGAGTACTGTTCTCGATCTCACCAGCTGTAGCTCCTCTCGCATCGTAGAAGCCTTTGATACGACGGTTAGTCTTTAGTTCACCTTTGTATAGTGAATTTTCTTCTTGGACTTTGACCATGATGTCTAAGCCTGAGAAGTCTGAAAGGACGAGAAGGTCAGTAGGTGTTTTATCTTTACCGAGATTATGAGTCTCAGGTACTGGAGCGTTTACTACTTCAAGACCTGCGATGATAGCTAGTTTGTTGAAGATAGCTTGTTGATAGTTAGGTGTGCCATCGTTGTTATCTAATGTGAGACCATAGAGAGTGTTCTCTGTGCCTTCGTAGGTAACGTTAAAGTTTAATGAGCGGGCGTTGTGCTCATTTGTGATAACTGAGATGAAGTTAACTGTTACTGGATAGATTCCAGAGTTGAGGATGTATGATCCTGAAGAGCCTGCTTCTTTAAGAGCTTCTGCTGTTCTGTTTACTGTAAAAAATGCTGCCATGGTGTGTCCTTTGTGTTGGGTTTAAGTTGATTGGCCGAGTGGCGACTATAGCACGAATGCTTCGATTTCTGAGTTGGTAGAAGCTAAGAGTTTGATGTGTTCGTTGAGTGAATACTCATTAGCGTCTTGTGAATCTGGTAGCTGTTTAGGGTCTAACAGTGTTCTACATGGTAGCCCTGCTGCTCTATGTGTAACGTGGTACTTCTTTGATTTGATAGAGAAGAATGATACGTTATCATGGACAGAGATAGCTCCTCCTGATTTCTTGTAAGCACCTGATGCTGCGTCTTCATACATGCCAGTCTCAGAGTTGAGAGTAACGTGTGTGGTAGATACAACGTTCATACCATTACCAACTAGTTGGACTTCTAAGAAGTTATTGAACTTAGCAATCTCTTTAGCGATGTTAGCATGGATTTCAAAGCCTTTGTAGGTGTTCGCTGCGTTATCAGCGATGATTTGGAAGACACGAGATACAGTGTCTACAACTATGGTTTGTGGGTATGCTCCTGTAGCTTCAGCGAACTTGTTGATCTTATCAGCAATACCATCAACATGGTTTCCTTCATCATCCGTATAGCCTACTAATAAGCCATCAATGTGTGGGAAGCTGCTGAAGTTAGTATGTGGTACTGCAAACGGAAATGTCTTACCGTCGATTGATACAACGTAGGTTGTCTTAGGGTCTAGTGTGCGTAGAGCATTAGTTTTACCGGAATTTGACAAGCCTGTTAGCAATATCTTAACACCTTTTTTAGTTGCCATTATTTCTCCTTTTTAATTAGATTTAGTAGAGGGCCAACTGGTCTATGGTTAGCCACTATTTGTTCAGATGTAATCATATATACATCACCATAGGCGTTTTTAGCTGCTGCTAATGCTTCGTCTAGTGTGTTAAACTTGTTAACACCTTGTTGAAATCCTGCTTCATAAGGGACTTCGTAGTAGATTTTAGTCATCCTCTGATAGCTTAGCGAAGAGGTTAGTGTTAGTTACTGATGGTGCCTCACTAAACTTCAGACGATAGTCTTTAGCTAAGAGATAGCGATCACCAGGAACTTTATTCCAACGGTCTACACTTTCTGCTATTAGATGGATGATTCCTTCAATGTATTCGAAGTCTTGTTCAGTCACGTTTTCAGTGAGGACTTTTACTTCAGATGGGTAGGACTTGAACTGCTTACCTGTCTTTGGTGAGATTTCTCCAACTACTTCAGTTGTTACGTATACTATGCGTATCCTATCAGAAATTATATTATACTCTTTACGAAGAACATAGGCATAGGTCAGTAGTTGTAGTTTATGTTTAAAAGCTATTGAATCCGGTAACCTTGTTGAAGAAGATGTCTTATAGTCAACAATCACCATACCTGAGGTGTTTCGCAGACTTTCAATCTTATTGTCAGATAAAGGTCTACCATTGTATAGAGCATCTATAGATCCCCCAACAAATATACCTGGAAGTATTTCAGAAGCTACAAAAGCTTCCACACATACAGGCATATTGTGAATAACATAGTCATTTACCAGTACACTTCCCATCTTAGCGTATTGTGTTGTAGCATCTTCCGCATCTGAGTCTGGTATATAGTCTTCATAGTCTTGATTTGTTGACTTGAGTATGTAATTCAATACTTCTTGCTTATCCTCTGGTGTGAAGGTTTTTGTAAGAGCAAAACGCTCAGCACAAAAATGCGTACAAGTCCCCCGTAATGTTGCTTGATTACCTATAAAAGATTTTTCACCTAATAAGTTATCTCCAAACCATTGCCGAGTATTTGAAAAAAAGTCAGCTATACTTGAAGCACCTATTCTAAAATCTCCTTCTGATAGTACCCCTACACCATTGTTATAGTCTAGTTTTGTCATCAATTGTTTTTTCATATTTCTCCTTTATTTTCCATCCATATGCTGTTTTCTGTTTGCTTTGTTTAGCCACTATAAGTAACTCTCTATAGCTTGTATATACATTTAATGAGTTTATATGCACAGCTAGTTCGTAAGCAGTCCCTATAAATTGCTCAGCTGTAGTAGTATGTTCCCACAAAGCGTAGGTTTTGTTATCAGCATCCCTCATTTTTTTATTTCTATTATCTCTACCTATTATCTGCCATCCTAGATGAGTCTTTCTTGGTGTTGTAGGATCTAGCACATCATGAAACTTTTTAGAGCAGATTCCATACTTCTCTGCGAGCATGTAAATAGTTACATTCTCTTCAATAGCCTGTGTTTTTGTGTTATACCATGTTAAGTATATGTTACTTCGTTTTCTGGTATGTAGTGAGGCTTTTTTATGCAGCTTTAAACGCTCTTCTGAAAATGTTGTACCTTTCTGATTGTTAACTTTACCGTACATAGGGTTTCCTTCTCCTAACATCTTTGTAGATATGTGCTCCTTTACTATAGAGTATGTTTTAGCTGTAACAGTACTTATAAAGTCTCGTTTCTTATGGCTCCAGGATCCTTTAGATAGCCTCCTAAAGGCAAGTGCCATTTTATAACTCCAATCTTTATAAGGAAACTTAACAGTATGTTTAAATAGTAAGTGATGTGCTATAAAATGTTCTTTAGCTGTTAAAAGAACTTTATTATAAGACCTGTTACTACCTCCTAAGCTCTTAGGTACAATATGATGTATTTCATAGTATTGTCCAGTATGCTTTATTCGATACTCTTTCCGTGCTTTATGTATTAAAGCTTTGTATATTTTTAAGTAATCCATAAGAGATTATACGAGTAATAGACTTAAAAGTTCCTTATATAGATGGTGATCATGACTTCTTCCTAATGTAAAGAGTAGTTGGTTTGATAGTCGCATTAGGCCAGATGTCTGACTTTGGTAAGTCTCTGCCTTTGATTAGAGCTAGATCTTTAGATCTATGGATGTGGCTACGGACAGCTGATTCTGTCATACCAAACTTAGTGACTAAGCTTTCAATGGTAGCAGTGGAAGTACACTTCTGATTCGCAAGGATTCTGAAGTATGCTTTCTCATCAGGTGTTAAGCGTCGTTGAGGTGCTGGTGTTTTTCTAGCTGGAGTAGTGATAGGTTCACGTCTGATAGAG